CAAAGATAAACTCATTGAATACTACAATCTTTAAGGAAGGTGAGAAGCATGGAAAACGAACTTATAGAAGATTTAACAGCAGAACTTCAAATAACGGATAAACTTTTCAATGCTTCTCTGCTTGAAATTAAAGTGAGAAACGCTATTAAAGAGGTTAAGCGAGCAAGAAACTATCCAAGTCACTATACAGAACAAATGATAGATGATGATATGGAGAGGTTTTATTCTCAGATAAGGAACATAGCCTTATACGATTACGAACAAATCGGAGCAGAGAATGAGACATCTCATAGCGAGAATAACATCAGTAGGTCATTTGTTGATAGGGATAAGTTATTTGCAGGGATTTTACCTTTAGCAAAAAGTAGATAAGTGCGTGACACCTGATTATGGTCATTTGTTGCAGGGTATCTCACATAAAATGGCGGTGGGTAGTGAGATTTTAAAGAAAGGCGGTGCAAACATGAAAGAAACCGCAATCATGGGAACAATAGGAGTTGTCGGAGGAATTATATCAACTCTTTTCGGAGGGTGGGATAGTTCATTGACAACTTTAGTAATATTTATGGCAATCGACTATATCACAGGCTTAATTGTTGCAGGAGTCTTTAAGAAAAGTGAAAAGACCGAGACAGGAGCATTAGAAAGCAGGGCAGGATTTAAAGGTTTATGCCGAAAAGGTGTCACTCTACTAATCGTGCTAGTTGCTTGTAGGCTTGATATGGCAATCGGTACTACTTTCGTAAGAGATGCTACAGTTATAGCCTTTATCGCAAATGAGACAATCTCCATCATAGAAAATGCAGGACTTATGGGTATTCCAATCCCCAAAGTTATAGTAAAGTCGATTGACGTTCTTAAGTCGAAAGCGGAGGAAGAAGCCGATGTTAACACTTCGCAGGAATAACCAAAGTTTAAAATATGCGCTTCGTATAGGTGAGATAGAAGAGATTGAGAAAGACGAACAGGGCAATCCTAAGTATGTTGAAGAATATACTGATGATGAGGGGAATGTCTATTATGCTCATGACGATAACGGAAACCTCATTCCCATAACCACAGGAGAACGAAAGATAATCTATTCTGAACCTGTTTCTTTTGATGCAAATATATCAGAACAGGGCGGTAGTGAAAGCGAAGCCTTACCTTACGGCATCTCAACAGCCGATTATGAGGCTGCAATCGTCTATCAAAAAGGTGCATATCCCTTAACAGAGGGTTCTTTGATTTGGTTTAAGAGTGAAGTGGAATATGAGTATAACGGAGAAGAGGTCACTATCACAATAGATGACAAAGAGATTACACAAAAGATACCTGTTGAGACTTCTGCTGATTTTCGTGTAGTTAAGTTATCTGACAGTTTGAACAATACACTTGCTATCTTAGAGAAGATGAATAAGTAGGTGGTTATGTGAAGATTAAAGGTAGTTTATCGGATATACAGAAACAACTTGATAATTACAAAAAAGACATAATGGTAAAGATAGAGAGATACACACTTGCACTTGCTGATCATGGAATATCTATTGCAGAAAACAATTCAGGGAAAATGGGTAAATACATCTTGTTCTCAAAAAAGACCGAACCTATGAAAGATGGTTGTAAGGTTATTATTTATGCAATGGACAAACAAAAGAAAGTAAGTATGTGGAAAGTAAAAAATGGTATAAGAAGTGAAGTTGTCTCTCCTTTACTTATGGCTGAATTTGGTAGTGGACTTAAAGCACAAAATCCAAATGGTATTGAGGGTGTAGGGCAAGGTACATTTCCAAACCAAACGCACGCTTTTGATAGTGATGGATGGTACTGGCTAGGAATGGATGATAAATGGCATCATTCAACAGGATTTGCACCATCAATGCCAATGTATAAAGCATCTCAACAACTTATTAATGATGTAGAAAAACTTGCAACACAATTTTTCGGGTGATAATTATGTGGACATCAAGAATATTTACAAGTGTATATTCAAGATTAAAAGCAAATGGTGTTAATCGTCTAAAGACAAAATATCCTAAGATTAACTTTGTTGATTCAACTCCTAGCGCAAGTGATATTAAATATCCTTGTGTAGTTGTCAGAAGATTAGAAAGTGGTGGAGAATTAGGACAGACGTTAGAGGGCAACACCATAAATGCGGTCACATCAGGCATACAGATAGACGTTATTGACAATCAGAAAATGTCTAACGCATATGTAATAGCCGATGTTTGTTTAGACATGATGAAAGAAATGCGCTATCAACAAATCGGTGACATTATCCCCGATGAAGATAATACATTAAATGATTACCGGTGCATAACACGTTTTAGACGAGTTATAGCAGAAGGTGACATTATATAACACGTTAACGAAAGAGGGTTTATTCCCTCTTATTTTTTTATTTTAAGGAGTGATATAAAGATGGGAAAAGCTAGTACAACTTATCGTGCAAGAGTAATTGTTAAAGAGCATACAAACGAACAGACAAGCCTTGCAGGTACATACAAACTTTTGCTTGCTGCAAACAATATTCCTTCTCCTATGTCAGCACCGAACACTGTTGAGAGTACAGATTTTGAAGATGATACACAGACATTTGAGATGGGTGTAAAACAAGCAGAAGCACAAGAGGTGACAGGTAACCTTACAAAAGCAAACTTTGATTATGTATCAGGTCTTGAGGGTAAAGAACTTGACATTATCAATCTTTACGGCACAGATGGTTTAGGTGGAGTTGCGAAAGTTGCAAGACAGGGCAAAGTTGCAGCCGCTATTAGTGATGCAGGCGGTGTAGATGAAATTTTAGGAATCACAGCTACAATCGTTCCGTCTACATCTGCACAAGTAGTTACAAATGACATTACTGTAACATATGATTCAACAACCGATTCATTTACTGTTGCTGCTAGTGCATAACGTGAGGTGATTTTATGTATAAAGCAATAGAAAACTTTGGATATGATGGGGTTATCTATAATGTAGGTGACGAATATCCAAAGGATGGTAAGGTTGATAAAAGCAAGGTTAAATACCTTATGAGTAGCATTAATAAAATTGGTAGACCTTTGATTGAAGAAATTAAGGAATCCAAAATTTATGAAACAGATGGATATGGCGATTAGTCATTGACATAAGCGAGGGGGTTCGCCCCCTCCTTTCCACTTATGAAGTGGAGGAAAGGAGAACATTATGATTAATCTTAAGGTTGGAGAACAGACTTATATTATTAAGTTTGGCTATAAAGCACTAGCCAAGAGTGGCATCCTAAAAAAAGTAACGGAAACACAGAAAGCAATGTCAGATATTGCAAGGAAGCAAGAAGAAAGAGAAAAGGCAAGAAAAAATCTTACAAATTTCCCTGAGTACAATGTTGATGAAACGGGAAATCCAATTGAGCAAGATGATGATAGCGAAAGCGCAATCGAGAATATTGAAATTATGGAAATGATGCTTGAAGTAATCGCACCTTTAGTGCTTGCTGGATTACAAAAACAGAAAGAGTTTCCTGAGTATCACGTTGACTATGACAATGACGAAGATGTTAAACAAAAAACAGATTTGGTTATTGATTTAATAGATGATTATTCTGACGAAGAAAATTCATTAGATGCATCTGATTTGTTTACAGAATTAGTAGATGAATTATTTGATAAAGGTTTTTTATCGAACAAGTCGGAGAAGTTGGAGCAGACGATGATTCAGACGAATGCGACAATTACACCTACCGACCATCTTCAACCACAGAATTAAATTATAAGAACTACCTTAGATTTATTTTACCTCATTATTTGATGTTAGGACTTTCAGAAGAATTTGTAGATGAAAGTTGCCCAAAAGATTTAGAACCTTATGATACTGCACACAATATGTGGAGAAAAGAACAAGATGAGATAGCATGGACATATGGCATATATGTCAAAAGCGCATTAGAATCCGTTTTAGGCACTGCTTTTGGCAAAGGCAAGGTAACTTACCTTGAACAATCTATAATGGCTGAAATGAGCAAATATGAAGGTTTAACACAAGAGGAAATAGATGAGATAGAAATTAACAAGATGATTGCTAATGATTTACGGTGGAGTGAACAACAAAAGAATTACGGCATGAAAGAAGCCGAAGTATAAGGGCGGTAACTGTCAAAGGTTATCGCCTTATTTCTATATAAGGAGTGTTGAACAATGGCTAAGATTGATTCCCTTGAAATTGAACTTAAAACTAATGCAAAGGAAGTTGTTAAAGACATTGACACTCTATCGAAAAGTGTTGAAAAACTATCTAAAATCGACACAAAATCCCTTTATCAAAATCTAAATAGTATATCGAGAGTAATAAAAAACTTCGCCAATGACATAAAAGCCTTAGATACATCTAAACTTGAAAGTATGGCAAACTCTATCAGCAAGATATCAGGCAGTACCCAAAAATCAATGCAACAGGCTTCTAAGAGCGTTAGTGAGTTAAATAAGAACATGGCTAATACAAGCGGAGTAAAGAAAAGCCAACAATCTTATGAAGAGTTTATGGCATCTATCAAGGGTTTAGGAAAGAATCAAAAGTTTTTCGGTACTTCTACTCAGTTAGATACAGAGATAGCAAGCACACAGAATAAGATCGAAAAGATTAGAACATCACTTGAAGCATATAATCAAGAGGGAAAGTCTGTTGAAACAAAGGGATGGAGAACAGCACAAAGACAGTTAGAACAGTATAGCAACTACCTTGATAACTTATTAGCAAAACAGAAAGAGACATCTAGCAATCCAATAGGCTTTAAGTTTGATGAAAGTGCAATTGCGGAGCATAAAAACAATATCTATAATTTGTTGTTAACAGATGAAGAGTATCAGAAGAAGAGACAAGAGATACTTTCTAAAATGCCAAAGGCTGAAATACCTGCCGAAGTTAATTTTGATACAAGTAAGGGATTAGAGAGATTTAAAGAGGCTATTAAGAAAACAGGCGGTTACCATCTTGATACAAGTAATATAGATGGTTTTATGGATGACTATGCTAATAAGGTCAACGAAACGAGGAAGAAAGTTGATGAAAGTGTTCAGAGCATGGCAAACACAATGAAAAGACTTACATTTGAACCTACGAAAATAGGACAAGGACAAAAATACACCGAAGAATATAAGACGCTAGAAAATGAAATTTTTAAGGCAGAAAAGCAATTGGAAAAGTATCTTAGTACGCAAGAGAGACTTGATAAGGT